AGCAACTCCTGATGGCTCTATGATGTCAGTTACCTATAACGATGATTCTGTTAAAAGAATTAATGAAGATGGAACTGAGAGTTATACAACCTCACCGCATGATGATGACAGATTGGTAATGATGTTTACTGAAGGAGAGTCTACATTATGGTAAACAGCAGAAACAAAGGTGCTGCATTTGAGCGATTAATTTGTAAAGAGCTTAACAAATATGCAAAAGCAAAAGAGATGGATGTTATTGCACAAAGAAACCTAACGCAGTATCAGCAAAAGAATGAAGCTGACATTTACTGGTGCGGTTTTGCGATTGAGTGCAAACATTATCAAGGAGATAGTCACTTCCCTAGAGAAAAGTGGTGGAAGCAAGTATGTGAAGCTGCTGGTGACGACCATGTGCCTTTGCTTCTCTACAAATACAATAGACAACCGATTAAATTTATAACGCCTGCATGGATTATTATTGGACAAGAGTTCAGGAATCCAGATAGAGCAAAAAGAAATCAAAGTATCATGTTGGGTACTTTTGATCACTTTCTAAATGATCTTGATGTAATATTACAGTATGTATATGTATGAAGATCAAGAATTTGAAATTTTTTGTGAGGAGAGATATCAGCGTTATTTACTGGCTTGCGAACTGTTTGGCATCACTGGTGCTGGCAGTTATCAAGAGTTCAAGGCAAACAATCTTGATTGGCTTGAGCGTGAGTACAACTTGTCACCAGACAAGACATATCATTAATTAATTAGTTAAGGAGCTAAACATGACTGATGATTTTTTTAGTAATGAAAGTACCTCTGAGGGCGGTAGTTCTCTGGTATTTTTAAAGTACATCATTAAAGATGAAATGTGGATGGTTGGAGAGGATGCTGTTGATATGTCCTATATACAACTAGACACAGAAACCATGAAAACTGGTATAGGTAGATACTCAGGCGGTTATGAGTTTGAGTGGGCTGATACTTTTGGTCAGAAGCTATACAAAGAAGGCTGGAGCGATGCTATTAGCTGTTGGGTTATGGTGCATGGTGTAGACACACCTGTGCTATGGGAAACTCATGCAGGGCATCAGGTAAGAGCTTTCAAACAAATGTATGGTCAAATTCGTGACTACAGAGATAAGCTACCAGAGCTACCAGTATTTTCATACAAGGGTTCTGAAACCTTTAAGACTAAGAGTGGCTACGATAGTGCTTCTCACACCTTTAATTTAGAAGGCTACAAACCTAGAAAAGATGGTTTTGTTGTGCCTGCTTATTTCAAAGAAGATGCTGCTGAAAAACCAGCAGAACCGAAAAAAGAACTCAGCTCTGATGAAATTCCTTTCTAGGAATGGATCATCAGGATTGGGCATCTATAGCTGAAGCTGTAGGATTAGAACTTCTTGGAGAACCTAAATCTAATGGATCTGGTGAAATTAGATGGGGTACTCATGGCTCATGGAAGCTAGATAAAGAGAAAGGCGTATTCTACAGTTTTGAGCTTGATCAGGGATTTGCTGTTAGCGAATTGCTAAAGCATTTTGATCAAGACATTACCCAAACACTTGAGAAGTTTGGTTTTAAAGATGCAGTGGATCGCAAACCTATATTTACCCCTCAAAGTCGGTCTGCTGCATCGCTTTCTACAGAAGAGCTAAGAGAGCTCTGGAAACAAGCAAGCGTTAAGATCAAATACGCAGAAAATTTTATTGTTTTACGCTTCCCTGATGGTCATAAGCATAGCTACCAAAAATATATTCCTTATTCCTTCCAAGAAGGTAGCTGGTTTAAGAAAAGACCAGAAGGGAAGCTCCCTCTCTATGTAACACCAGATAGAGATACGACACTACCTGTCTTAATAGTAGAAGGAGAGAAGGCTGCAATGGCAGCAGAGCAAATCTACAAAGGACAGGTAGCTTGTCATCATGGCGGTGCTAAAGGATGGGATAAGACCGATTGGTCTAAGATCTATGGAAGGGAAGTTTATATTTACCCAGATAACGATGCTGTTGGTTTTGATTTTGCTAGTTCTATATCTAAGTATTTAGCTAAAAATGGCTGTAGGACACATATAGCTCAACCACATGAAGATCTTGGTGAGAAGGATGACCTACACGAAGCATTAGAAAAAGGTTTATATGAGAGCTCTGAGGAGCTTGTAGAGCAAATTCTAGCAAAACCAATGCACAGACCTGCTGGAGCTTTATTTTTTGAGAGAGCAGATCAAGTCATGGATCAAGTAGATAGACCAGACTGGTTAATTGAAAAGATCGTAGAGCGTGGTTCTGTGATGTCTGTATTTGGTGCTCCAAAGTCAGGTAAGTCGTTTATTGCTATTGCTATGGCTGCTGCTATAGCTAAGGGCTCTGATTTTTATGGCTACGAAGCTCATAGAGCTCCTGTGTTGTATTTATGTGGTGAAGGCAAGCGTGGAGTTAAGCGTAGATTAGCAGCGTATTCTCAAGCTAAAGAAGATCTAAATGGAGTGCCTTTGTTTTTATCTAATCGTGGAGCTAGGGTTCTTGATGATGACGAATACGATAAGTTAGTAGAAGAGATAGAGCTCTTAGAAGCTCAAGAAGGCAAATTAGGCATGATTATCTTCGATACATTGAACAGAAACTTTGGATCAGGTAATGAGAACAGCACAGAGGACATGACTACCTTTATTGGCAGGCTAGATAACCTAGTGCATAGATTTGGTATGACAGTTTGCATTGTGCATCACAGTGGTCATGGAACTAACGCAAGAGCTAGGGGTTCTTCTGTATTGCAAGCATCTTTGGACTATGAATATAAGGTTGATAGAACCGATAGTAATAACACCATGTATGTAACCTTTGAGCAGTCATTGAATAAAGATGGCATGGGCATGGAAACCATGAATTATGAGTTTAGAGAAATTGAGCTGTTTGGGTTTGATGATCTGACTTCTGGATTCTTGGTAACTACTGATGTTGTGCCTAAAGCAGCTAAAGCTAGTGCTGCAAATGATGCTACTTTAGCAGCAATTAAGGCATATCAATTAGATAAGAACAGACAGCATCCTATAGAAGTATGGGTTAATGCTGCTGATTTAGTTGGTATTCTTAAAAAAGACGATGGCAGTGATGTACCCAGAAAAACTATTAATAGCAGATTAGTGGCACTTAAAGAGAAAGATTTAGTGCACTACGATGAAGCTAAAGGCTATCAAGTTAAGGATTTTGATCACGATGTTTTCTAGGCAATACTGTTTTGAGCAGGGTAATCGCACAGAAGAAGCGTTTGTTGATGCAATGATTAGATATGGCTACTTTCCGATTAAGAGCAAACCACATCATGACATGGTGGATCACATAGACTATTTTGTGGAAGGTGTGGGTTTTGATGTGAAGGGAAACAGACATTGGGATTGTATCTGGCTAGAGCTAAATAATGTGCAAGGCAAGGATGGTTGGCTAAAAGGAAAGGCTAAATATATTGTTATGCACATCGTAGAATTTAACAATTTTTGCTTCTTTAAAAGGCAAGATTTATTGGATTTTTGCTCACAATTCACAGAAGTAGCAAAAAGCAAGGAAGAGTACAAAAAACTGTACACAAGAGAGGGCAGACAAGATGTTTTGGTCAAAGTTACCTATGATGACATCAGAAAATTTAACGCATTATCAGTGGTTTATGATTAGTGGACTGCTAAGTGGACTGGTGTGGACTGGTGAGCAGTCCAGTAAACAGTCCGATATTGCGTGTGGACTGGACTGGACTGATATATCTATAGATATCAGTCCGCAGTCCGCATATCCAGTCCAGTACAAAAATAGGAATAAATTATGGATCATTCTAAAAAAATAAAAGACCGATTAAAGGAATTGCATCAGGTAAAAAATGCAATGGATTACACATGGGGTGGAGAGAAGAGATTGCTCAAGATTGTGTCTGAGGGAACTGCGGATCGATACAGAAGAGCTAAAGATATTTTCAGGGATGCACTTTACTCTGAAGATGATCTGCAAAAAGAGAAAATGATAGACATGATGGAGAGAGCATATCTGGCTCTTACCAATGAAGCTGAAACTTTGGGATTTAAAAGCATTGATCCTAATGTTAGATGCTTCCAGTTCATAGATGATATCTGGTTTGTTACAGATTATGATCATGAGCTGGTTAGGGTTAGGCTCAATCATGAGAAGGATATCAAGAATTGCAACGCTCAATTAACCAGCATTGAGGAGCTGTTTAGAGCTGTACCCAAAGAAGTTTGGGATATGCGTATGAACATAGCAGCTATGTTTGAGGGAGCTTATTTTAAGGAATATAACTACAAGGATAAGAAATGACAGGCAAAGGCAGTAGACCTAGAAAGATAAAAGATTACGATAAGTTTGCGAAAGCATGGGATAAGATTTTCAATAAAAATAAAAAAGGAGAAAAAAATGAAACAACTAAAAAACCTAATTGATTTAACAAATCTACCACCTAAACAAAAATGGGGAAATTGGATATATGATTCAAAAACCAACCATCTTTGTTATTACAAGGGCAAGGCATGTATTTACCCCATTAACTTAAACAATAAAAACACTAATTCAAAGATATTGGATTTAATTTTTCAAATTAATACAAAAAATTGGAGCAAAGATGCTATGCACGACTTGATACAAGCTCTTAATGACATATTTCAACCACAGGCTCATTGTTGTTCCTTTGGTCAAAATAAAACATTTAAATCACAAACATTGTGTGAAATGTATAACAACAGACTATTAGGAATTAATTAATGAAAAAAGATATGGTTAATCATCCACCACATTACAACAATGGTGGCATCGAATGTATTGATTACATCAAGCAACAGCTAGGCTCAGGCTTTAAAAATTATTTGATTGGATCTATCATTAAGTATATTCACAGACATGAATATAAAGACCAGAACATTCAGGATTTACAAAAAGCACGATGGTATCTGGATAAGCTGATAGACTATTACGAAAACTTATGAAGCAAAAGAAACAAATTAACATTGATTATGATTGGCTCAAACAAAGAATTGAATCTGGTAAGTCATCATCTGATGTGGCTAATTCGTTAGGCGTGAGTAAAACAAAAGTATTGCAGATAGCTAATGAGCATGGATTACGCTTCAAAGCTCAGAGCCATTGGAGAAAGAAATGAGTATGGATTTCAGCATTGAATCAGACATCAAGAAGTTCACTAAGGACTTTACTGGTTTGCGTAAAAAAGAAATACCATTTGCAACAGCAATGGCATTAAACAAAACTGGTAAAGGTATATCTACAGAATTAGGAAAGCGTACTAATAAATACTTTGAAGGTGGATCAGTTAGGTTTACACAAACAGGTTTTGGTATTCCCTATAAAGGATATGCTAAAAAAGATCATCTTGTAACTGTTGTTGCACCAAAACCAAAGCAAGCTAAATATTTGAATTATCAAATAGCTGGTGGAAGAAGAGCACCGAGTGGTGTGCCTGAAATACAAGCGGTACATGAAAATACAACAGCTCCTATTCTTACTAAGCAAGGCAACATCACTAGAGGAAGGTACAAATCAATTAAAGGTAACAAAGATAAATATTTTCTTGGCGTACCAAAGGGGAGAGATGATAGGTCGTTAGGTATATGGGAAAGATATAATTCAAACCAAAACATTAGGATGGTAGCTAAATATATTAAGAGCGGACAATACAGACCGCTATTCCCTTTCTACAAAATAGGTGAGCAGGTATTCTTTGGCAGAGGAAGAGGAGCTTTCTTTAAGACATTTCAAAAAGAAATGATAAAGATATTAGCCAAAGCAGGATATCGCTAGGTTCTTTCTATGATATCAACTATGGGTGATTCGTGC